TGCCATTTTAAAAGCTCCTTAATGCTTTAGGTTATTTAACACGACCTTCTGCGTATGCCGCCATAATCTCATCGGACATGGCATTGTAACGCTTTGGATCTTTTTGCATGAGTTCAATAATGTCGGCACGACGGTAGATTTTACGACTTGGGGCTTCACCAGATCCTTTTGCCGACCCGGTAGCGGCGGCTCTTGCCTGACGCTGACGGTCTGCTTTGTTCAAATCTTCAGTGTTGCTTACAGCTTGTCTGCGCTCTTTCCATAGGCTAAGAAGCTCATCCGCACTGTCATAGTCAAACTTCTGATCTGCCCGAATATAAAGCTCAGTACGAACCTTAGAAGCCTTTACCCATTCTGCAAACGCATCGTCAGAGACGATATCTTTGAAGTCGGGATGCTTCTGTTCAATCTGATTGATTACAGCCGCTTGCTTTGCTTGGCGAGTGTATTCTTCAGCTTCTTTAATCTTCGGATGCCGTTCAATTACTTTCTGAACAGCGGCTTCGGGATCATAAAAAAAGTCTAAGTCTTCTTCTTCAGTCTGTGCCTGTGGGCTTTGTTTTTGTGTATCGAGTTGAGTCTTAACAAAGTCATCAACAATCTTTCGCAACTCACCAACTTCTGAAGATTGACGGCCCAGTAGCTTTTCAGCTTCTTGATGCATCCGCACGATATCTTTGATATCCTTGCCTTGATACTTCTCTGGGATCTCTTCTTCCTGTACAGGTGTCTCTTCTTGAGGCTGTTCAGGTGTTTCAATGGTCTCTTCAGGTTGTTCTAAAGATGCGTAGTCTTCTGTTGTGTCCTCTTCTGGACGCTCGATTAATGTTGCCATATTGTTACTCCGTGCATTTAAGCATTATGGAAGTGTTATTTTTGTGCGGCTCTTTCATGATCTCTTGCCCACTTATCATCGGCATCGGGCCATCCGGTGCCTTTAAACTTCGTAGAAATCGGAGAGATTATCCGCACTGCTGTGTGACCACACTCGTAACATGTAGCTAGTTTCTCCTCAGAGTCTACCCACTGTTCTTCAACGTGATCGCATTCTGTACATTTGAAGTCAAAGCGTTTCAGCACGTTCTGCCTCCAAAATTAATTCGTATGTTTCCTTAACGGAATCTTCAAACGTAACAAGCCTACTTAATATAGCTCTTTCGCCCTGTACTCGCTTCAGGGCATCAGCGTCTGCAATATCCTCTATTCGGTAAGAATCCAAACTTTCATTAAGGTCTGTTACCAACTGCTTCCATCCCGGTTGCAGAAAGAGGTCAAAATAGGCTTCGTAGTATTCTTCATCTTCTTTCTTCAACACATTCTCCTATCGGTGCGTTGTTTATACAGATTATTCTAGCATATTTTATGCCAAATGTCAAGACTGTGAAGTTGTTTTCTTAGCAGAGGTTGCACGAGGTTTGTTGCTTTGTGCCTCTAACGCTTCAATACGCTTGTTTATTTGCTCAAGTACAGTGTTTAGTTCCTTGAGTACTTTATTCATGTCTTGCTGGGTAATCATTGATTATTTTCCCTCATTTGTTTGGCTACAATTGCTTCGTCTGATGCAATGGAGCGTTCCTTTAATAGAAGTTCTGCTAGTTTCACTCGCCTTTCAAACTCCTTCTCATCTTGATCGCCCGGTTCTAAGTTGGTTGTTAGAACCTTCAAGCGATCTGTTTCAGCTTCGTAGGCTGTTAAGCCTGTCTCAGCCGCATTCTTTCTAGCACGTGACATAGCTTCTGTTGCCTGTGCATTGTACAAGTCAAGCTGTGCTTGTTGCTGTGCCATCTGAGCCTGCATCTGCTGTTGTTGCATTTGCTGTTCTTCTGGATTAGGCTGGTTAGCCTGACGTAAGCCTTCAATGATCTGCTCACGATTAGACAGGTTCATGTTGTCTACAATGCTTTCAATCAACATTGGATACATTGGGCTGTCTGGTGACATCGTCTGTAATAGCTGTACGAGCTGTGTCACCTCATACTCACGAGCAATGATGCCTAGAGAGCTTGACGCTGTAAACTTATAGTCCTGTACAGGGTATAGCTCTGGATCAAACTGCATGTAGCGATATGCCGCTTTTTCAACAAACGGAAGCAGGAATGCCTCTTGGAAGTTGATTAGTGTACGCTTGTGGCGTTTGATGATGGCTCCGAGCGACATTGAGATACCGGCGGCAGTAGAGTCTCCATTGATAGATCCTGGGATTCCAGCGGCATCAATAGAGCCTGTTGCCATCTGCACCATAGTTTGCAGGTCTTTAGCTTGGGTGAACGAGACCTGATCAAGCGACCCGAATTTAAACGGTTGGAGGATCTCTGCAGGATTTCCGTTGGTAAGTATCGTCTTGCCGGGTCTGATTTCCATCTTTGCCCCTCTAGGAAGACGTGAAGCGTCAACAGCAAGCATAGGGTGTACAGTAAGCGCAAGTGCATCAATTCTAGCTCGTAGTTCGGTGTCCAACGCCTTTTGAGCGTTGTAGCCTTTTTCACAAATACCACGGCCCCAGAAACGTCCGGGTACAACGTCCCATGGGAAAGCCACCACAGGGCGATCTTGCATCATGTAGGGGTTAGCCTCTACCTTGAGTAATTGCCCACCATTAGCCAACACTACAATGGCTTCAATGTATTCGCCAGCAGGTTTTTCTAAATCTTCTACCTCTTCTTCAGACATTCCTTCTGCAATTGCTTCAACGTACAGCTCAGATGGAATCAGTCCGTAATACTTTGTTAGGCGGATCTTGTCGTCATCATACATTACCAACTGCTTATCAGGCTCTAGGTCTGTATCAGTGTATGCTTTTTCTAGTGATACGTTGCGATAGATGCCTGATTCGATGCCTGCCTGCACAGAGTGCATTGGTACGTATTCATCAATGGCAACACCCATCGCTTCCTCAATCGAGGTGGCAACAGGATCAATCAAGAAGTTTTGTGGAAGAACAGGACGTAAGCGTACTACGTAGCGGTCTGTTTCCATTACACCAAACGCTTGCATTGCACCGTCTAGCACAGGCTGTGTTGCTGGACGCATCTCTTTCTTTTCTTCCAACACAAGCTCGCCCATGCCTGTACCAAAGATAGCGGCATTGAGTACACATTCGGCAACAGACTTACGTACTTGCGTACGCTTAAAATCTTCATCGAGCTGGTTGCGTAGCTGTTGTACGTCAACAGGGTTTTGGTCGCCTAGATCATCCTTGATGTCAAACCAAACACCACGTCCGAATGTTGCCTCCTCTACTTCCGCCACAGCAGATTCTACAGCCTGTTGTAGTGCTGGGCTGATGAGGCGTGAACGCTCTGAATCACGCATCTTGTCAGAGTAATCCCAGATGCCTCGCCACAGTCGGTAGTATTCGTCAAACTTTTCCGAGTAGTTTGACTCGTAATGATCACGCCATTGATCACATTTACTAATCACCCAGTTTTCTAGGCCAGCTAACATTTGCGAACGGTTTTCGTAGTCCATATCAATATCCTGCTATAGGGTCTATAATTTCAAACTCTGGCTCATCAAAGTCAACGTAGTAGCTAACTTTGGCAAGTTGGTCAATGTACGACAGTGCATCAACTAAATCGTCATGCACCAACGGATTAGGGAACTGGAAGAGTTCGTCTAAAAACTCTGTTGTCCATTCGCCTTCTGCTAGGGAAATATTACCATGTTCAAAGCGTCCCTGCAACGCCCAAACAACACGATCAGTTTTCTTCTTGTTGCCGTGTGTCAGTTCTTCAACACGAAAGAATCTCTGCTCAGACTTCATCAAGTCCGTAAGGTATGGTAACACCGCATTACGTAGCGCACCTTTCTCAATACCGACTGCAACAGGCTCATACTCACGTACAGCCTCAAATATCTTACGGGCTGTCTTTTTAATGTCCCAGCGTCCGTATACAATATCTCCAACATACCATCCCTCTGTATTGACTTTTACAATGGCAATAGCAGTAGAGTCCAGTTTTTTACCTTTCCCAGTAGCATTGGAAGCCACATCAGCAAATCCTGCCAAATCGACAGCGATGTACCAATCACCGTCCTCTGGCTCTTCCTCGGTAAATTTAATCCAATCTTCTTTGAAGATCTCCGAACCCAACGCTTCAAAGCTCGCCATAAACTCTTGACGGAATGCATAGGACGACATACTCTTTTTCGCAATGTCGATTTCTTCAGGATCAAGCAAGGGATTATCATACGACGTAAAATGCCACGCTTTATACGTCGGATCATCTGACAGCTCTCCATACTTGTATAGCTCGTAAAAGTGGTTACGGCCTATTGGTGTACCAATAAACATTGCATGGCCTTTCTGGTCGGCAAGAGCTGGACGCAAAACTGTTTCCCAAACACTGGGCTTCATATCTGCGTATTCATCCAACACGAGAAACTTCAAAGAAACACCTCGCATTGTCTCAGGTCTATCCGCACCCTTCAGGCTAATTGTTGCCCCATTAATCAATTTAATTTGCATGTTGTTGACATGACTGGAAGCCACCACAGGATTACCAAGTTCCAACAGTGTATTCCACATAATGTCACGAGCCTGTCCTTGCGTCGGTGCAACGTAGAAGACATGCCCTCTTTCAGTTTGTAAAGCGTTGATGATGAGCATCCACGCCGCTAGTCGAGACTTACCAGTACGTCGCCCTGCCGCAACAATCTTAAATCGTACGGGGCTATCAAAGACTTCCTGTT